TATCGTTTATAGAGTATGTCCAATAGTCTCCATTAACTTCTTTTAAAGCATTAATTACATTAACAAAAGGATCTAGCCCTCTATGATCTAATTCAAATGATGCAAAAAACTTTACATTTGGAAATCTTTCAATGATACTTAATCTATTCCCTAACCACTCTAAGTCTTCACCCTTATCACATTTCCATCCTACTAAGGGTGTTCCTATTACAAAATGTTTATTATAATCAATTGGTTTTAACATTTTTTCTACCCCTTATCTTTTCAATATAGTCTGAACATATTCCAGCATAACCATACCCTTTGATAAATTTTGTACCATGTTGCAGTTCTGGCATAACTAAAATACAAGAGTTAGAGGCCCTTAGTTTACCAGGATAAGCCCAAACATAACTATTACTTGTTATTGTGTAGTCATCTGTATTGTGAAAAAAACAGTGAAGAAAATTATCCATACAAGCAGACAGAGCATCTGTATTTTTACAATGTATCCAAAGTTTATGCTGCCTATCCTCTAACCAAGATAAACTTATTTTATATTGTGATTTATCATGTCCTAAATAATAAACTCCGTTAGCCACTCTTAAATCTACCTCTACATCAAATCCGTGATAAAGTGCATAGTCTATATACTCTGGATTGTTTTCTTGTTCTGGTATTGGACCATTAAGATTACCACGATGTGCTATATAGATCATTTTTCAACTTGAACCCAAATCCATTGACGATGATTATCGCCAGGCCCTGTTTGTCTAAGATCTGATTTATAATTTTTAAAACCAATCTTATTTAATAAATCATCTTTTAGTTCTTCTTCGTCTGTAATGCTAACATCAGCATGACCATTTGTACTTGCTGCTTCATAAACATTGTCATAATACTTTGCTGTAGGAATGTTTTCTTTTCCACCATATCCCATTTGGAAACAAAGTCTTCCACCTGGTTTTAGCACACGATATGCCTCTTTTAATATGTTAAATCTAATTTCATGTACACAAATATGTTGAAAGCAAATAACTGCAAACATAACATCGTATACATTATCTTCTATCATAGATAGATTATCTCCAGATGTATGATATAGATTAGGAATAGGAATATTATTATGTTCTAAGTTTATCTTTGCTTTTTCTAAATTGATATCTGATATATCTACCCCATCAATTCTTTCAAATCTATCATTAAACTTTACAATGTTTCTACCTGGCCCACAGCCATAGTCTAAGGCTATCATGCCTTGAGTATCAAAGTCTTTAAACAAATAGGTATCGTAGTCTGACCAATTATTGTGTCCATCATATGATCCAACTACTGGGTCTCTAAATTGTAGACTCCATATCGCAGCATACTGATCATAATACTTGTTTTGCATATTTAAGTAATCGTGTTTATTTCTATTCATTAGTTATTCTCCAAGTAGTAGTTTAAATCTTCTGGGGTTCCTATACCCCACATTTTTTCTATTTCTTTTACCCTTATCTTTTTACCATCTTCAATTGCTTGATTGAAAACAGGACAAACGTAAAATTCATTATTAGTTCTTATATCTTTTTGTATCATATCTTCAGCATACTTTACATAATCTGATCCATGCTTCCAATAATAAATTCCTACTGTTGCATTATCTGATATAGGATTCTTTTCTGCTACCTCTGAAACAAAACCGTTATCACCAATCTTAGCATAAGACCACTTAGGATGAGTTGCTTTGAAGGTCAAGATGCCACCATCAATTTCATCTGCACCAAATGCATACAAACATTCGTTACTATTCCATTCAACTATTTGATCTGAGTTAGCAATCAACAGTGGCTCTTCATTGTTTATATATTGTTTTGCTAAAAGAGTTGTTACTGCAGCACCCTCAGTTATTCCATTAATAGTTACGATATCGCAGCCTGGCTTTATTAAACCTAAAACTTGTTTTAAATTATATTTTTCGTAATGTTCTTCTTGAACTATAAATACATAGTGAGCATCTATGTTTAAATTATCTACTACCATTTGAATCATAGGCTTACCTTTTACTTCAATCAAAGGCTTAGGAAATGTGTATCCTGCTTGTGCAAATCTTGATCCAGCACCAGCCATTGGTATTAATACGTTCATCTTTTCATTCTTCCAAGGCACTTGACCTCTTCCCTTCATTTCGAATCTATCTATCATATCAAAGAACTTATCCCTATCCAAGTCATCTGCATCTTTAATGCCATACAAATGCCCTCCTGAGGCTATAGCACCCTGTCTACCAATATGTGAATCTTCCACAATAACTGTGTTCTGAGGCAAAGCATTAAGTGCAGTCATACATTTCCAATACATTTCAGGGTATGGTTTATGATGTTTAACATCTTCATTGCTTACAATATATTCTACATAGCCTATTACACCAATAGCATTTAATGCTGTTATGATAGTTTCTCTAATAGAATTACTTGCTACCGCAATTTTCCACCCTTGCTTTTTAAGTTTCTTCATAATATGTATTGCTGTTTTATTTTCTGATAGGCCTTGTAAAATATCTATAGTTTCTTTTTGTTTTTGTTTCCAAACTTGATCATGATATTCAACTGGTAAACCTTTTAATTCTGTAAGCATTTTAAGTTTCATAGTAGTTCCAAGACCATCATACTTTGATAGATGTTCTTCTCTAGTTATAGCAAACTTAGGATTAATTTTTATTAATGCATTATTTAAAGCATCGTAATGAACATCTCTTGAATCAATTAATACTCCGTCAAGATCAAATATAACTAACTTATTGTCCATTTGGGTTAGGACCTGCATGTCTGTGCCATTTGTTATGTCTAACAATTGCCTTTCCATTACACTTCATTACATATTTATTACGAACTCTCATTGACCATTCCACGTCTTCTTCCTCATTCCAACCACGAGACTCATCTAAAGGTTCTTCTAGCATAACATGCTTCTTAACAATAAAAAACCCACCAGAGATATACATATATTGAGTTTGAGACCAATCATTATAGTTTAATGACCACGCTCTGCCATGACCTGGCTTATCCCACAAAGACCAATCCATTGGATTTCTAGCACCTGTAATTAAATATTGAGGACAAGAACAAATACTCCAATCTGTTCCAAACTCTTTAAAACTTTGATACCAATTAATATCAAACACATGATAGTCATGCATGATAACTATATTGTCATACTTAGATTCTTGTGCTAGTATATTTTTCTTTCTAGTGATCCACATTGGTTTTTGATTCTCATCAAAATCTACCTTACGAATATCTGGACCATCTATACCTTCGCTGTCTCCACCACCAACAAATAATATTTCATACTCTGGTACATTTAAATCACGAATACTTTTTATAATATGTAATAGTCTATCTTTATCTTGATATGTTGTTATTATTCCAAATGTCCATGGAATATCATTCATTATCAAACCCTGTTGCTATTACTGTTACACGAATTTGATCTTCTAAACTTTCATCTACTACTGTACCAAAAATTATGTTAGCATCTTCATGAGCATCTTCTGCTACTGCTGTTGCAATATAGTTTACCTCTCCCATAGTTATGCTGGATGATGAAGCAATTGAAAGAAGAACTCCCTTAGCACCCTTTAGACTAGTACTTAAGATTGGGCTTGTTGTGGCCTGTTCTGCGGCTTCTGCGGCCCTATCTTTACCTTCTCCTATACCTATACCCATAAATGCTGTACCAGCATCTTTGATAATCTTTTTAACATCTGCAAAGTCTACGTTAATAATTCCAGGGGTAGTAATTAAATCTGTAATAGAAGCAATACCTTTTAATAAAATCAAATCAACTTCTTGAAAAGCATCCTTCATAGATATATTAGGATCTAACATCTTTAATAGATTATCATTAGGAATAACAATAATAGTATCTACTTCTGATTTTAAACTTTCTATACCCGCCAAAGCCTTTGACATTCTTTGCTTACCTTCAAAATTAAATGGTGTTGTAACAATTCCAATAGTTAAAGCACCAACTTCTTTAGCAGCCTTTGCAACAACTGGAGCACTACCTGTTCCTGTTCCTCCACCCATACCTGCTGTAACGAATACCATATCTGTACCAAAAACTATATCTTTTATATCTTCAAAGTTTTCTTCTGCTGCTGCTTTACCAAGTTCTGGATCTGAACCTGCACCTAAACCTTTTGTAACGTTGCGACCAATATCTAATTTAATATTTGCTGGACTAGTAATTAATGCTTGTGCATCTGTGTTTAAAGCAACAAAGTCAACACCAGAGATTCCTAAGTCAACCATATTGTTAACTGCATTTACGCCGCCACCACCACAGCCAATAACTTTAATATCAACTAAGGACATTATTTCCTCTTAGCAATTAATGCTGGAAAATCTTTAACCTTTGTATCACCCATATAAGACCATGCATAACCTTCTTCAATCATCATCTGATTAAGAGATTTGTCATAACCTTTGATATGCAAGTCGCCTAAAATGCGACCATATTTTTCTGAAGAGTCTGGCTTTTGTGTTTTAATAACAATGCCTTCTGCACCTTCTAATTTCTTTTTAAGCCATTCTTTTGATTGTAAACCTAATTCTTTTTCGTATGCATCTGTGGTGCGAGATTCTGGTGTGTCGATACCTGCAAGGCGGACACGTTGGAAGTAAGAAACATTAAAACCCAGATCAATGTCAACATCAATAGTGTCTCCGTCTACTACTTTATAAACTTTCTTTACATGATATTCATACATACTATTATTATACCTTATCCTTTAATTGAAAATTATGATCAGACTTTACATAATCTTGTATTTTCCTAGCATACTCTTTACCCCTCAAGTCATCCATAAAAACCACTATAGCCTCTGCCATTTCAAATGGCTTAACGTGATACTTTATATCTTGTAGGTGCTCTATTAACTCTGCCAATTCGTTAACACGATAATCCTTATGCTTACGAATCTGCACTTGCTGTAGACCTCTTTAACTGCCCTGTTCTTATACCATGCTTGTATGCTAAGTTCTCTGCTCTTCTACGAGCCTTACGAGCAGCACGTTTTTTAATTGGATCCCAAGCAGCAGCCTTCTCTGGTCTTTTCTTTAAATTATATCCACCACGACTTTTACCTGTAGCACCAATATTAGGTTCTTTAGGGTTTTGTTTTATAGCCTTACCATTTGCTCTGTTAGTATTTCTATCAGATGTTTTCTTTTGTGCCATTATTCTCCTATGCTTCTAAATCTAAAGGGGTTGGTGCGGTGATAAGTGTACCACATTCTGCACACTCTGAGTTTAGTAAATATTGTTCTATATTATATTCTTCATCAAATGTAACTAAAACTTTAAATATGTTAGTACCACAAATTGGACACACCCTCGTTGGTATTCCTCTTGCGTTTAGTGACATACTTCTTCTTTCTTAAATACTCGTAAATTCCTGGTTCTGTA